AAAGAGTTCAGTTTAAAAGAGGGTAAGTTACAGTACTACAAGAAGAAAGTGAATACAATTGTATACAAAGACGGTTCCCCGGTTATCTATAAGTCTGGTAAGAATATAGGCCAGGAGAAAACTAAGATCGTAACTGAAGATGACCTAGATCGTGGGCCGAAGATGCGTAATTGTAATATGTACCACGAGCTACCGGGTATGTGCAACCCGGAAGATAACTGGAAGTCATCTGTAGAGGGTTACTGGAGTACTGCTGAGGATGTCCTGGTTCAGTTAGATGAAGAACAGGGTGTTCCTTTGGTTCAGACTCTATTGAAACTCAAGGGTATGCTCAAGGACCTCGGGACGTACTACAAGCGGTTCTCTAAGGGTAAATGGACGGGTATGCTAACGAATATCCAAGCTGATGGTTGTGTCCACGGTCAACTGAATCATGCAATTACAGTTACTGCTAGACTCAGTAGTAGCAAGCCAAATTTACAAAATATACCGAAGAAGGGTAAATCTAAGATCAAGAAGACTTTCACCTCCAGGTTCCCAGACGGTGTAGTAGCTGAGATAGATTACAGTCAGCTAGAAGTTGTATGCAAAGGAGTACTCTCGAAAGACGAGGCGTTACTCCAGGCTCTAGTCGATAAGGTCTGTTTCCATTGCGAGTGGGCTGCGTTCGTAACCGGGGAACCTTATGAGTTCGTTTATCAGAAAGCTAAGGTAGAAGGAGATCAGAAGTGGATTGATACCCGTCAAGGGGTTAAGAGTATAACCTTCGGGGAAGCCTACGGGGCAGGAATTCAGAAACTCTCTGAAAGCTCAGGTGTACCTGCGGATAAGATCGAGAAAGCTATAGAAGCGAGGAAGATTAAGTACCATAAGATGTACGAATTCGATGAAAATGTCGCAGAGGAAGTCCGAGGAACAAGACAGGTTACAACTCTGCGTACAGATGGGGGTTACCAGAAGGCCGTTGGGTTCTACCGGAGCTGCACAGGGACGTTGTATTCTTTCGTAGAAACTGAGGCACAATCCTGGAGTAAATCTCGGGGTATCATGACGAGCTTCTCACCTACTCAGATGAAGAACTACCCATCTCAGGGATTAGGTGGGGAGATCATGCAGGTACAATCAGGTAGAGTCTGGAGGTACATCATACAGAACGAGCTAGAACATGATTGTTTACTAATTAATACTGTGCATGATAGCGTTTACTTAGACTTCAGAACCGAGGAGTTAGCCCAGGAGCACCTCCCGGTTATCTCGTGGGTACTCGAGGATGTCTGTAGTTATTTTAATGAAAAATATCCAGAGGTAGATTGGAACACCCCGTTCCCAGTAGATACAGAGTACGGGGATAATATTATGGGAACTAATACAAAAGTAAAAGAGAGGGTTCATGCTAATTAGAACAGAAGTAGTTAAAGATGTACAATTCACTATTGAGAATCATGATGACTGTATTGATATCAAGTGCGGAGACTGGTACGTATTCAAAATTAATAAAGAGGGTACATTCGTGCGACAAGGTTATATACCAGCTAGTACAGGTCTTTGTTTAAATATCGATGGTACAATTAAAGAAACTTTAACATAGTAAGGAGTAATAATATGGAATTCACTAAGGTAGTAACTGAGGAAGTAACTGAAACATTTAATCAGGATGTAAAACTTGTCATAGATGATATGGTGTCATTAAAAATAGGGGATAAGTGGATACTCAGTATTACCCCTGATGGGTACTTTCATAAGTATTATAGCGCTCAGGTAGATGGGTTACAGACTGATAAAGACGGTAGAATTAAGGAGGACAAGTAATGATCAAGGTTAACAAAGAAGCAATCGAGAATTATGACGGTGGTGACTACACACTAGAATTGCAGTTCATCGAAGCTGGACCCCAGGTTCCTGCTCGGTTAGTATCTTACGTAGAACTCGGGAAACATGCCCCGATGTTCCAGGGTAAACGTCAGGTGTACGATTCAGGGAAAGCTGCTGGTAAAGAGAAACCCCCTGAGTTATTGATTCATCTTGTATTCGAGTTCCCGATGGAACCGTACGATGTTAATCCGTTGTGTATCAAGACCTCTGTACCATTCGGTACAAAGGGTGAGTTCATTAATAAACTGAGTGTATCCGATGCGTTAGCCTCAGGTAAGATCTCTCTGTCTTACGCTAACCGGAGTAAGTACATGAAGTACCTGAACGCTATGAATTCTGCCTTGGGTACTAACTACGAAGGTCTTGACTCTTTCGTAGGTGAAGCGTTCCTCGTGGGAGTCACGAATAAACCAGGGACTAAAGCCAGGGAAGACGGGTCGTTACCTGTTTACGCTAATATGAAACCTGATGCTATCCAGAGTACGATCTATAAAGATCCTCGGACACGTAAAGAGGAAACTATGGAAGTACCTGAGGTCGTAGGGACTTACTGCCCTGTGTTCGATTGGGATAACCCTCAGAAAGATGCTTGGGATCTAATCCCGGAGTACCTCCAGAAGTGCATCAAGTGCGCCGTGAATTATACCGGGAGTCTTACTGAGCTGATGCTCGTAGATTACCCTGAAGGTAACACTGAAGAGGGTACAACGGATGACCCAGGTAAACCTGAGGTTAACAAGGGTGCACCTGCGGAAGCAGATGATCTCCCGGTATGAAAGTACTAGTAATACCAGACGATTGTCATATAACTAGAGTACCTGAGAACGAGAACTATCCATGCAAAGGGTGCGTCTTCGAGACTATAGATGAGGATGCAGAAGGGTTCACCTTCCAGTGCGCTATGGATTATCTCTTCAGGGTTCCTTGTGTAGACACGATCTACGCTATAGTAGAACGAGACGACGAAGAGGAGGAGGAATATTTATGACCTTTAAAGTACCAACTGTAGCAGTAGTCAAGAGAGTACCTGGAAGGGAATGCCTCATTGATGCTGATATGGTAGCTTATTATGCCTCCTTCGGTCAAGACGATTGCGCCCTCGAGGTAGCAACTCGTAGGACTGATGAGAGGATGCAACAGATGCTATATGAGAGTCAGTCCGAGAGCTATACAGCGTATCTCACTGGGTCCGATAACTACAGGAACGCAATAGCAACCCTCCAGCGATACAAGGGGAACCGATATGATGCAGACGGAAATAGACTTAAACCGCAGCCTGGATGGTTACCGGAGGTTAGACAACATCTCATTACTTCCTGGAAGGCTATCATATGTAATGGCGAAGAGGCTGATGATGCACTTGGCATACACCAAGCTAAAAACATTAAGGAGGGGAAATCATCTATCATCTCCTCCGGTGACAAAGATCTTCAAATTAACCCCGGACTGCACCACAATATGTACAACGGGTTCATCACTGAAGTAACTGAGTTCGGTCACTTAGAGATAGATACTAAGGGGAAGGTCAGAGGCTCAGGGTTAATGTTCTTCTACGCTCAGATGCTCATGGGGGACTCTGCTGATTGGATCAAGGGGTTACCTAAGGTTACTGAGAGTATGAAAGAGATGTTCCCTGGGATACGTAGGGGTGGGGTTGGTCCTAAGACAGCGTACCAGATACTTAGCCCTCTTAAGTATGAGAAACAGCTACACGATACCGTCTGGTTCTGCTATAAGTCCTATTGGATGGAACACGAGTATAAACACTGGCGTACTAGGGAAGTATTCAAAGCAGGTCTAGAGACAGCTAGAAAGCAATTCTTAGAACAGGGGAGATTACTATGGATGAGACGGGAGATAGGAGAAATGTGGAACCCGAAGTTCCCTCTAGAATAACTGATTACACCGGAGTTAAAGCCGGGGAGTACTACAGGGAGAGCTATGCAGAAGATCCTGAAAGTAGGTAAGGAGTTAGCTGATTGGAAAGACCAGCATACCCCAGAGAATTGCCCTCTCTGTGAAAGAAAATTCAGTACTTTCACAGCGAATAACCGGGTTGTAGATCATGATCATAAAACCGGGGCCGTTCGAGGGGTACTATGTAGGAACTGCAATGGCCTCATAGGTAAAGCTGAGGGCCTCGGGGTTCGAGCAGGGAACTTCATTGAGGGTATCAAGTGGTTAAAGAACTGCGTAGCTTATTTATTAACTTGGAAAGACACTGGGGTTTATTACCCAGGTACTACTATAATCAGGGGTAGAACTGTAGCCCCTAAGAAGAAACGGAAACGGAGAAAGAAATAATATGCTAGAGTTACAAGACGTAACCACTGGTGTGATATCTGATACGCATATCCCAGGGCATCTCGACGGTGCTCTGGGGTTCCTTCAGAGAACCTTCAAGGAACACGGGGTTCAACAGATTATTCACATCGGAGATCTAATGGATCATCATTACATAAGTAGACACCCTATTGAATTAGACGCTCTGTCTCCTGCTGAGGAGTGGGAGAGATCACTCGAGGAACTAAAGAAGTGGGTCACAGCGTTCCCTAGGATGCACCTGTGTATAGGTAATCATGACCAGATACCAACTAAGAGACTAAAAGAAGTTAATATGCCAGCAGATGTGTACCTAAGACCCTTTAATGAACTGTACGGGTTACCTGATACATGGGTCTGGGATAGATCTTTTAAACTATTCGGGTCCGTTCTGGTTGAACACGGGTTAGGCTCTGGGGGTATGTACGGAGCTAAGAACACAGCGAATAAACTCGGTGTCTCGTACGTCCAAGGGCATACTCATAGTCACGCAGGGGTATTCGATATCCCTAGACCTTTCAAGAACGCTGCGGCTATGAACGTTGGATGCTTAGTTGATGAATTAAAGTACTTTTCTAGATATGGCGAGGACCGCTTTAAGGTTCCTGTGAGTACAGGCTGTGGTATAATTTATAACGAGAATCATATGGAGTTCGTACCTTATGGAAATTAAAATAAAATATTTCAGAGGCGCTCAGCCCCTTGAGAAAATAGAACAGGGCGACTGGATTGATCTAAGAACAGCAGAACCCCTGAAATTACTCGGGGACCCATTCAAGTTAGTACCTCTAGGTGTAGCTATGGAGTTACCTAAGGGTTACGAGGCGCACGTAGTACCACGGAGTTCAACCTATAAGAAATACGGGTTACTCCAGTCGAATAGCTTCGGGGTAGTAGACGAGAGCTACAAGGGAGATAACGATGAATGGTTCTTCCCTATTATAATTCATGACCCTAAGGTCACCTTCATACCTAAGGGCACTCGTCTGTGTCAATTCAGGATCATGAAGAAACAACCTAAAATAGACTTCAAAGTCGTAGAGTCTTTAGAGAATAAAGACCGTGGTGGACTTGGGTCAACAGGAGACTAACTATGAAAATTAGTAAGTTATTAGGTAACGTGACAGAGTACACGAAGAATGTACCAAATGGCATATACTGTAATCAAGACAGGTGTACAGGACGATCTACTGCACAGGTTCTTAGAGTAATCTCTGAAGCTATGCAATACCCTAATAAGATGATCCATATTGTAGATAGATCTAACCCAGAATCAACTAAATACTCAGAAGGGGTCTTTACTAAGACAGTACAAAGAACTATAGAAAAACTTGGGTTAAAATATCTGGATGTTGTCTCTGGAAGGCGTGGGTACAAAAGAAATCAACTTGTATACAATATATATGGTAACTATTCAGAACGAAGTAGAATTGTTACAGAAGGGGTAGAGGAGGAAGATGACCTTTAGAACTGAATTCGGGAAGACTATATTCAAGAATAAATATAGTAACCCAGGTGGTGACTGTTCCTCCTGGGCAGACCTCTGTGATACCCTCGTTAAACGAGTATGCACAGGGTTAATGACTAATGGTGATATGACCCAACTCTCAGCGTACATGCGGGATATGAAATTCATACCAGCCGGGAGATACCTTTATTACGCAGGTAGACCTGCTGCTTTCTTTAATAATTGCTTCAGCTTCATCGCAGAGGACTCTCGAGAGGGTTGGGCTGATCTAGGCTATAAGCATTTCATGGCTCTAATGGTTGGTGGTGGCTGCGGTACGCACTACGGTAAAGTCCGAGGTCACGGAGAAGTGATCACTAAAACCGGAGGATTAGCCTCAGGGCCTATTCCTCTTATGGAATCTATGAACGAAATAGGTAGGAATGTTCAGCAGGGAGGTAGTCGGAGATCCGCTCTGTACGCCTCATTACCCTATTGGCATCCGGATGTACCTGAATTCCTAGTTAGTAAAGATTGGAGTGCAGAAGTCAGTAATCTGAAAGCTAAAGATTATAACTTCCCTGCACCGATGGATATGACTAATATCTCTGTCCAGTACGACTCAGAGTTCTCGTTAGAATCTCCAGCGTTCATCCAGAACGTAGAGCAAGCATGTAAAACAGGGGAACCTGGGATGCAATTCGATCTATTCGCTAAGAAAGAAGTAGGGCGGAACGCTTGCGCTGAGTTCATAACGGACCAGGATTCTGATCTATGCAATCTCGGGTCGCTGAATCTTAGCCGAATTAAAGATCTGAAAGAATTCAGAGATGTAACTTATCTAGCTGCTCAGTTCCTAGTCTGTGGCTCAGTTAAAGCAGAGCTACCGTACGCTAAGTGTTACACGGTACGAGATACTAGCAGGAAGATAGGCTTAGGGCTAATGGGTGTACACGAATGGCTCTTAAAAAGGGGTTACAAGTACACCGTTCCGCAAGAGTTACATAACTGGTTAACGCATTACGAATTACAATCAGAACACGGAGCGAATATCCTCACGGACCGCTTGGGTATCTCTGGTTGCAAGAAATACCGCTCAGTGGCCCCTGCTGGATCAATCAGTATCCTCGCTGGTACTACCTCAGGTATAGAACCGTTGTTCGCTACAGGTATCAAGAGACGCTTCCTAGAGGGTAACGAGTGGAAGCATCAGTACATCGTGGAACCCTTAGCGAAATACCTAGTATCAGAAGGATTCAACCCGGAGGATATCGAAACGTCCTCAGATCTCAGTAAGGATATTGAAAGAAGAATTTCTTTCCAGGCTGATATCCAGGAGTACGTTGATATGGGTATCAGTAGTACCCTGAATCTACCAGCCTGGGGTACTCAGTGGAATAACGAGAGTACCCTTAGTACAACAACAGAAATAGTTAAGAAGTACGCTCCTATGCTCAGAGGATTAACGTTCTATCCTGACGGGTCCAGAGGCGGTCAACCGTTAACTTCAGTCTCTTACAAAGAGGCACTAGATAAAGAAGGGACAACTTACGCTGAAGATCTAGAATTCTTAGAGACAGTGAGTTGCCCCTCAGGAGCTTGTGGGATATGAATAAAATTAGATGCGATGAATGCGAACACCAGAATACTCTTTGTGGTACTTTTGATCACTGTTGTACGCACCCTGGAGGATATCACGATTACTTCGAGGTTAAAGTAATAAAATCTTGTTTCAATTGTAAATACCAAGATACTACTTGTTACAATACAGTTGGATATTGTGAAGAATACGACAAATGGGAACCCAAGGAATCCGAGGAAGAACCATGTATAACCCCGGTGGACCTTATAGGTATCAAGTACGGACCAGACTCAGTACGCTCTAGGAACGTTGGAGAGTCCGATTACGCTCTGCATAAGATACAACCTTGGGATATCTGGGAAGAATACGAATTGAACCCTTGGGACGCTGATATCGTTAAGAGGGTGCTCAGGAATAAAACCGGAGAATCTAGGGTCCAGGAGTACAATAAAATTATACATATTTGCGAAGAAAGAGTCAGACAATTGACCATATAAACCGTGGAACAATCGTGTTCCACAGTGAAAATAGGGGGTTTTTAAGTATCTGATATAACACCGGATTCTAATTCCCTGACTAGTAGAGAAGATTACCCCCTATTTATACCTAAGTAACCTTTAGTTAATACCTGATTAATACCTATGTATTAATATAAGTATAATATAATTATATCATAACTCTATTATACTCCTATTATAACTAAGTTAACCCTAAGGTAACCCCTTAATGAATAGGAAACAATATGCAATCTGGTCTAAGAATAGAGGAACTCGTTGATGACTACATCAGCGCTGAAGAAAGAATGATTATCGTAGAGGACGCTATGGAGATACTACAAGACGGATATCCTCTGGATCTAGAAACTGAATTAAAACTGGAGGGAATTAACATTGATCCCATTGAGTTCACTCAGAGGTACTCCGAGCAAACGTCTAGCAGACTACGAACAGACCCTAAATGAAGCCCCGGCTATCTCTAAGGTACTATTAGGGTACTTCGAGAAGCTATTCACAGCACCAGATATTAAACCTGGAGTACCCTATATGGCAGATCATCTTATTTATCAACAAGGGATCAATCAGGTTCTTAGGCATATGAGGAGTTTGAATGAAAGACAAGAAGCAGGAATACGAGAGCGATATACTAAGGGAGATTAATTTAGACCAAAGTGTAGCACTGAGTATGTTCCCTACGTTAACACCAGGGACTTACCAAGGGTTAGCTGTAGTAGACTCTACTGGTTATACTGTAGCTTACTTAGCTATAGAGTTATCTGAAGGAGCAGCCTGTGCGTTACATCTTTATATCCCCGAAGAACATAAGAACAAAGAGAATATCATCTGGTTAAAATCAGTATTCGTAAGAGAGGTTCATCCCTGGATTAAATCTCAGGGTAAAGACTACGTTATCGTAACTTGTCCGTACGAAGATCAGAAGACTAAAGAATTATTCATAACTTTCGGGTTCGATCCGAGTTCCCTCTGGATGGGCCTAATGCAAATCTAGAGGAGGAACTATGGGAGAAACCTTATTATTAATAGGATCTAGTATCCTAGGGGCAGGAGCTTCAGCAGGAGTAGCTACAGCAGTTGGTGGTCTAGTAACAGCCGGGGTATTCACTGGAGCAGCAGCTTTGACAGGAGCCTTTGATTCACCAGATATATCTACTCCAGCAGCCTTAGCTACACCGATTGATAAGACTACAGCAGAGCTACAGGATGAGCTAGACGCTCCCCTGATTGGTGATGAGAAGTCTAGGAAAAAGAAAGCCGCTGCCTCGAAGTCACAATTCAAGGTAGAGCTAGATACAGAATCAGGTATTAACATACAAGATACTCAGAAGGTAACTGGGGTACAACTATGATAGAATACGATCCAGCTATACCTAAATCTAGATACAACGTACTGAAAGCTGGACGAGATCAGTACGTGACTAGAGCCGAGGATTACAGTAAAGTAACCCTCTCTTATATTATGCCTGATGTAGAAGATCGGACTTCCTCTGAAGTACAGAATGACTTCAATTCTGAAGGTGCAGCTCTGGTTAATCATCTAGGTAACCGTTATGTACAAGAGTTATTCCCAACGGCTAAACCCTTCTTCCGCCTGAGGATAGATGAGTTCACTAAGAAACCAGACGAGGATACAACCGAGAACGATGCCCTGTTAGCTATCGGAGAAAGACGAGCTAGATGGGCCTTTGAACAACGAGAGGCCCGTCCGGTGTTACTCGATGCACTACAGCATTGTATCGTTACAGGTAACGGATTAGTTATGTTCCCTCCAGATGGAGCTAAACCTACGTTCTATGCTCTAGATGAGTACGTTATCCAGAGATCCCCGAACGGTGATGTCTTAGAGATAATCACGGAAGAGACGAAGGCTATTAATGCCCTGAGTGCTGATATAAGAGACGCTGTTATAGCTGAGTTAGATATAGCAGCAGATGCTAATATGAACGAAGAGACAGCTACTATCTATACTTACATCAGGATAGATGAGGAGAACCCGGATAACTTCCTGGTTGATCAATCCGTTGAATCTATAGCAGTAGGTGATGAACACCAGAGTTATCCTAAGGAGTTACTCCCTTGGATACCCTTGGTATGGAAGAGAACAAGACGAGAGCATTACGGTAGAGGTCTAGTAGAGGATCATTATGGTTCCTTCTGGGCGCTCTCAGTGTTAACCGAGGCGTTAATCACGGGTGCTGCTGTAATGACTGATATCAAATACCTAGTCAGACCTGGATCAGTACTAGATGTAGTAGCTATGAACTCTGCTGCAACTGGGACGTATCACTACGGTTCCCCTGATGACGTAGGGGCGGTCCAGACTAATAAACAGGCTGACTTCCAGTTCATAGCAGCTATCATAGCGGATTACAAGAAACATCTAGGTAAAGCGTTCCTGATGATCTCGAGTCAGATCAGAGATTCAGAGAGGACTACAGCCGAAGAAAACAGGATCAGAGCGCAGGAGCTAGATCAGAGTCACGGTGGTACTTTCTCGAACTTCGCTAGTACTCTCCAGAGTCCTATAGCTCGGTTACTCCTTAGGGATATCGATATTAATATCAAGGGTTCCGGGATTGAACCCGTGATCGTAACCGGATTAGACGCTATGGGTAGATCAGCAGAGAACGAGAAGATCCGGTATCTGCTCGATGATGTATCACTAATTAATAACGTTCCAGAAGAGTTCAGAGCTAGGTTAAGACCATCGAATCTTATATCTGTATTAGCTACAGGTAGAGACGTAGAGTACGAGAAGTGGGTTATGACCGAAGAGGAATTCTTAGCGGAACAGCAAGCAGCCCAAGAAGCCCAGGCTGGACAAATGGCTGGAGAAGCTATGCTAGATAAAGCTGATGCTTCCCAGATCGCAGAAGGAGTACAACAAGGAGTACAATAATGGCAGTAGAATTAACAGACGAAACTAAAGAAGCCCTAGAAGCTCAGGGTGGAATAGAAGACGATAAGGCCACGGGCGCATCGGACACCGACAAGGATACACCTGAGGACATCGACCTGCACCTTGAGGATACTGGGGATACTGATGAAGGCAATGAGGCCGAGGAATCCAGTGAGTCAACTGATCTGAACAAGACAGTAGACGAGACACTTAAGGATGCAGGATTTGATGTAACAGCTATAGCTAAGGAAATCACTGATACAGGTAAGATCTCAGACGAGTTAATAGCTAAGGCGAAAGAGAAGTTAGATCCTGATCTAGTTGATGCGCACGTACAGAGATTGAAGGCCGAAATAGAGCTAACTAAGATCAAGGCTAGTAAAGAGTACAAAGAGCAACTAGAGAAGAACGCTAAGGTTAAAGAGATGAACGATTACGTCTTTAACGCAGTCGGTGGTGAGGATAAATTCAAGGCCCTTGGAGAAACCCTCAAAGGCAATATGTCTAAAGAGGAGCTAGGTATCATTAACGCTAAGTTACTCTCAGGTAACAAAGCTCTGGTGAATGAAGGTTTAAAATCAGCAGTAACTGAATACAAGAAAGCTAAGGGACTAGGAGGAAAACTCATGGAAGGTGACGGTGACAATACTAACACAGGAAATACTGTTCCGCATATCACTAAGGAAGATTTCAGGGCTATAACTGGTTCTGATAAATTTAAGACCGATCCCATTTATAGGGATAAAATGCAAGCTGCCAGGTTGAAGTCCATCGAGATCGATAAGAAGAAGTACGGTCCAGGGACGTATTACGGGTTTGGCCAAAATGGTAGATACGAACTTTAATGTATTAAGGAGTAATTATGACAGACAACGTATTTGATGCTACCACTTTAATGTACCCAATGGCGCAGAACTACTCAGCCGACAAGTTTGCGCTAACCATCGAGATGTTCGACGGTTACACGGCCGTCCTAGCGTAGCGATATGCTATAAGAAAACAGTGCGAACTCAGGGGACCTCTCAATGAGACAATCCTGAGCTTTAGTGTCAGTTCGTATAACCCTTTATAAGGAGAGTATATGAACTTTAAAGAATTGAAATACATAGCTGAATACCCACGGTACGGAGGAACACCTGATGGACGGATTTACTCCTTTAAATCAGATAAGTACTTAACTCCTGTTACTAAGAGTAATGATTACCAATGTGTATCATTAACACGGTATGGGAAAGCAAAACAGATCTCTATACACAGGATTATAGCTTCTTTATTCTGTGTTAAACCAGAAGGATATAATACTGTTAATCATTTAAACGGTATTAAATCAGACAACAGAGCATGTAATTTAGAGTGGTGCACAACTGCTCAGAATAATAAGCATGCTTATACTACTGGCTTGAAATCTCATGTAGGAGAAGAGCATAATCAAACACATTTAACTAATAAAGATGTATTATTTATTAGGCAAGCCTTAGCCGAAGGCGAGCGTAATGCTGATCTTGCCTTTCAGTATAACGTAAGCAGACCAACTATATGCGATATTAAATATCGTAGAAGTTGGACACATATTTAAAGCTATGAACTGACACTGGAGTGCAACGACTATCCCCTCGGGGAGTAGGGTTAAGTAACCCGAAGCGCACTGGATCTTTTTAAAGATCATGATATAGTCTGATCTGTATAGTGATATACAGCAGCTTAATAAGCGGGTAAAGATTAACGACCTTTACTGAACACTAAGCGAGTACACGAAATTATGCAAGCTGAATCTACCCTCGATGGTATGTTCGTTTTTAAACCCCTGATCGGTACAGACACTATGTCTAATAACGTTATGGGTCAGCCTACACTTCAGGCTGTTTCTCCAGGTGTAGAGCCTGTTGCGAAAAAGATCGAAGTTGGTAAGAATATCGTCCAGGTTAAAACCCCGATTATCGCTCGTGTAACCACAGCGATGCTCGCTGACGTCCAGGATCACCTGGATATCAGGTCCAGGACTCCACAGAACTTCGGTAAGAGGATCGCTAAATCCCTCGATGAAGTCCAGTTCGTACAGATCGTTAAGTCTATTCTGTTCGATGATGGTGACACTAAGGGTACTGGTGGGATTCTTTCTAAGGGACAGACTGTAACCTTAGATACCGCCCTTGATGAACTCGTAGCAGCAGATCTTACTACTGCTATTTATGAACTATCTCAGGCCCTTATGGAAGAGGAAGTATCTCAGACTGATGGTAAACTCTTCATGGCCCCTGCGCAGTACTTCACTCTCCTGAAGAATGATGATCTGCTCGATAAGGATATCAATAAGGAAAATGGATCTTACGCACATGCTGCTATCCAGGTTGCCTCTGGTATGCCTATTGTAGCAACTAACAGGATGTCCCAGGCAGCAGATACAGTTGCTTCCCCGGTTAAGACTGATAGTACTGCTGCTCTTTATGGTGCTGCTTATGAGACTTCTTCTGCTGAAGCTGATATCGTAGCTGCGTTCGTTACACCGGAAACTATCATGGTAGCTCAGAGTATCCCTCTGACTTCTGATGTGTACTGGGATAAGAGACTACTGACTTGGTTCATTGATTCATACCTCGCTATCGGTTGCGGTCCTGATCGAACTGATAAAGGCGCTGGTATTTTCAAAGCCTAAGTAACACAATAAGCCTCCTTGGGAACACCGAGGGGGCTTTTTTTTCTATACTACGGCTTCGGGCTTAAATAACCATCTGCCTTCTTCGTCGACAAAAGTTGGAATAACAGTAAAGGCCCGACCCAATTATAATAATTATAGGATGGACAAATGGAACAAACAGAACTAAGGGTAATAAATGCCTTACTTAAAGTTATAGGAGAGTCCCCGGTTAACACTAAAGATTTGAGTCATCCTGACGTATTATCTGCTATCGGGGTATGGGAAGAAACTAGTGCATCTATACAATCTATAGGCTGGTGGTTCAATGTAGAATCCTGGGAGTTAGCTGTGGAAACCTCAGGGGAAGTTAAACTACCGAGTAATACTATCTCTATCGATACAGACGATACGAATTATATCAAGAGGGGTAACCGGCTGTACGATCTAGAGACGCATACTTATGACTTCAGTGCAGAAGACACAGTAGACGTAGATGTACTATCCGAGTGGTCAATCGAGGATCTCCCGGCTACTGCTTATAATTATATCCTGGCGGAAGCTAAAGCTACTATGCTAGCTGACTTCGCTATGGACGCTAATAAGTTAACTAAATTAACTACAGCCGCTACTGTAGCCTTTCACTTACTACAAGTACAGAATCTTAAATTCAACGGACCCTCAGCGACATCTAGCGGTGCTGCTCAGACGTTACTACAGAACCAACCTACTAGGTAAGGAGGTTATTATCACAAATTATAATGGAGCAATAGACAATCTCCTTCAGGGTGTATCTCAGCAGCCACCTAAGGAGCGTAGGCCAGAACAACTAGAGGAACAGACGAATTGTATTAGCTCTATTATTAATGGCCTTGGTAAACGTCCTGGTACTTATCATCTTAAAAAATTAGCAGCCTCTTTATTCCCCGGAGGTGACACCTCAGTATTCTACTCGTACGATAGAGGGGATACAGAAGAACGGTACTTATTCGGTATAGGAGACTCTCAGGTAACAGCCCTGGATCTAACTGATGGTTCGTTCGTAGATACTATCTACACAGCAGATCAGGCTTATCTCTTGACCGCTAACCCGGTTGATGACTTGAGGTTCCACACGATAGCTGATACTACGTTCATAGCTAATAAGAGCATAACTCCAGCTACGAGTACCCCTACGGATACCACGAGCGTATGGGAGCGTATGCTCTATGTGAAGACAGCGAACTACGGGAGGACTTACGGGGTACTAATCGATGGAGTAGTTATATCTACTTACGATACACCGAGTACAGTTACTCTAACTACTACCTCGTCTTCTATACAGGCAAGTAAAGCTATAACTCTCAGAACTACTACAGTGTTATCGAATCTATTACCTGATGTACAATCTTGGGCTACCGCTAATGGTGTAGCTTGGGATATCTTCGGGGATGTAGTATATTTATTCAAAGCGGATGCTGACTACGATCTACAGGTTACTGATTCAAGTAACGGTAACGACTTCATAGCTGTAACGCATACTATATCTTCTTATGATGACCTCCCGGAGATAGCCTGGAACGGTTATAAGGTTAAGGTCACAGGAGTAGACTCAGCGAAAGAGAACGACTATTACGTTCAGTTCAAGACTACTGAAGGGGTATCAATAGGAGATGGTGTCTGGGAAGAAGCAGCAGGATTCGGAGTAGATACAGCCTTTGATCCTACAACTATGCCTCATAAGTTAGTTAGGGAATCAGACGGGTATTTCTACTTCAGAGAGATAGACTGGGAAGATAGATCTGCTGGAGATGACGACACGAACCCTATCCCGTCTTTCGTTGGGAACAAGATATCTTCTATAGTATCTTACCAAGGGCGACTAGTCTTTGATACTGAAGAGAACAAGTGCGGTTCTGTAACATTCGACTTCTTTAACTTCTGGGCCGCTTCGGTTATACAATCGTCAGACGATGATCCAATTGATACAGCCTCGAGTGATAACCAGGTAACGAACTTACATAGCACAGTAGTCTTTAACTCATCTCTTGTTTCTTTCTCCGACAAGGCGCAATTCTTGCATTCAGGAGATACTCCTTTTAGTTCAAAGACCTTTTCTTTAGCTTCTAAAGCTCGTTATAATAATAATATTAAATGTCTCCCTGTAGCCTCAGCTACCTCTGTGTTCTTCTCGAACGACTTCGGGTTATTCACAGGTATCCGAGAGATGCGCTTCGATGCAGCTACGGGTAATATAGCAGCAGAGGCGATAACTGAGCAATGCAAGAAGTACATCCCAGGTTCTGCTGTACAGATAGATTCATCAACTGATTATAATATCTTAGTAGTTCGTACAGATACCTCAGATACAGACCTTTATGTTTACCAGTGGTACGATAGGGATAACAAGAGGGTACAAGCAGCGTGGCATAAGTGGACCTTCGGGGTTACTATAATTACTCATAAGATAATTAATGAGTACTTATATTTACTAACTAAGCGAGGGACCGATTACTGCTTAGAGTACATCGATCTAGCTGATCAGAATACAGCAGGAGTAGACTTCCCTGTACGCCTAGGGTTACTCGAAAAGGTAGATTTAGAGAGAACTACTAGGGGTTACGAGGGTACACCTACACTACAAGATTATAGTACTATATCTTTAGCTGATGTTGAAATAGTAGGGGGTTTATATACAGGTTTAGCAGGTACTCCTATAACATGGGCTGGATCTAGTTCAGTGTACTTATCTTGGGACGCTATAGGGTACGATGAGTCTTGGGACTCCGTGGGATATTTTACTTCTTGGTACGACTTAGGGTTCGATGCTGACGTAGTAGAGGATCTAGATGCAGCTAATACAATCATAGTTCCTTTCGATGCGATACCTGCACCGGGGAATAACTTGTATGACGACTTAGGAGAATTATTGTATGATGATTCTGGTGCACTTCTCTTTGATGATGCTATCACAATATCCGTATGGGTAGGATTATCTTATGACTCAGTCGCAGAATTAACGAACCCTTATGTACGAGATCAGTATGAAAGACCGAAAACTAAGGGTACTCTGAGGTATAGTTCGATGGCCTTTAATGTAGCTGATACTGGTTACGTTACAGTAGAAGTAACTAAAGAGACAGGTCAGGTTTATACGAAGGTGTACGATACGAAGATCATAGATGATACCTTGTTCTTACTGAACGGCCCACCGACTATAACTGATGCAGATGTCCCGGTTAGTATCAGATCTAACAGAGACAGATGCGTAATTAAAATTAAATCAAGTAGTCATTTACCTTTCTATGTATCAGATATAGATTGGTCCGGTGATTACTACGAATCTGGTAGACGAACCAGATAGGAGGTTCTATGTTCCAATTGTTCGCAGGGTTAGCCTCTTCTATACTCGGGGGTTTATCCAGTAAGAAACAAGCAGAAGCTCAGAACGAAGCCCTAGAGTTACAATTCGAGTTGAACAAGGATATAACTCAGGAAGGTCTGAGTACTCTGAGTTACAGAACAGAGGTAGCCCAGACAGAAATTGTAAGAGACCGAGTTAACAGGAATATAGCTACAAAGAAAGCTGTCAGGAAAGCTACAGGTACATCAAGAGTATCCGCAGCGCAACTCGGATTAGCAGGTAAGAGGGTAGACCTAGGGTTAACTGAGGCGAAGAAAGAGGGAGCGAATATAATTTCTGAGAGTAATATTAATGCTCAGGTTGAACTCCAGAATCTAACGAATCAGTTGAATGATACAGCTAGGAATATGATCATGAACCTGAATAACGCGCGGCCTACTTATCAGGATGTACCTAGTACAGGTGATATCCTATTGAATGCCGGGATGTCCCTAGTTAATACTTACGCTGATATGAGCGATCTATCTAAAGCAGAGTTGAATACAGATATATCTGGTTTATTCAAGAGTAAATCTATACCAGACTGGGGTATTAATCCTGTTGCAACTGGAGCTAATTTATAAGGAAATAATATGGCAGATTTAGAAAGAACAGCAATAGGGAGTCCTTTTGCTCCCCTAGATACTAAACAGAGGGCAGTACAGTCCGATAGAACTTACGGTGTTCTGTCTCAGTTATCTGCCTTAGCTCAAGGTACTTACAAGGTATATAAACAAGAACACCAGAAAGAGATGACCAAGAGAGCTAAGAATGACCTCGTTAATAACACGATTAACCCTGATCTACAAGAACAGGAGATCGCTTACGCTACAACAGTAGCTAAGGGTCAAGCTCTAACATCATTCCAAGATATGAAATTCAGGATGTCCTCAGGGGAATTCGATGATATGAACCCAGAGGACTTCCAGGAATTCGTTAATACAGAGCATAAGAAGACTACTGACGGGTATCAATCTAGTAAGTACTACGAGAATGCTACGAGTACTTATAACGACTTCTGGTTCAATAATGAGTCTACTCTCACAGCAGGTCATGCTGGTAGATACAGATTAGTCCTGAAGGGTAAACAGCAGAATTCCTTGACGGACCAGTTAGTGAATATGGCTAAAGCTGGTACGTTCTTACCTGAAGATTCTATAGCAGAGATAACAGATCCTGATTACGCTTTACTTAGCCAGGAAGACCGGATGGATACAGCGTTAATAGCTGGTGGTATCATGGCGTCCTTGGGTAAATCTGAGTTACTCCAGGCTTTTAATGAGGAGTTCAATTTCGCTCAAGACCCTGCTAGATACAAGCAATACCAAGCTGCTATGAAAGTAGCAGATAAGATCGAGCGTACCCAGAGTATAGACCAGAATATGAAACTCTATACAGACTTCGTTAAGAAGAGAGATGATGGTACGTTATCCCAAGCAGACTGGGAAACAGTCAAGGGTAAACTTAAACCGAACGGGAAACCTGTAGTATCTGTCGAGAAGTTTGCTGAGGCTATAGCTAAGTCATACGGAAATAGAGTAGATGCTATTCATATTAAGAACGGTGTAACTGGTATGCAGAATGGTTTAGATCTTACAGCTACGCATAATGGTAAAGAATTCGATGAAGTTGCTACAACTGTGTTCAATGGTATTATGAAGAAACAGCAAGATCCTCTGGATACTATGGCTGAACTCGGGAGTATCATAGTAGCCCAGAAGCGACCAATCAAGGAAGTAACTAGTATGGCCCAGAAGTGGGGAACCTCGGTACTGTATGATGCTAACGAGATTAACCCTTTAGTACATCAAGGGTACACTCAGTTCTCTGCTATGCGGTCAACTATGAAGAACGATGCCTTGTTCTATAAACAATTAGGACCGGGAGCAGATCGGTTTAAGTACATAGACTCTACAGCTAAATTCACTATCGGTACTGAAGCAGAGAAAGCGGAAGCTGGTATTAAATCAGCTAGGATCATAGAAGATAACGTAGCTAAGGGGTTAATTAAGAAAGATAGATTCATAGAAGACTCTGAGATTAAGGTACGAGATAAGGTGTTAACTAAAGCGTTAGAGGCTGATGATACTTGGTTCGGTTGGGATGCTAATGAGTTAGATGAGGCAGTAACTGAGGCAAGAGAGTACATCAATCAGAAGTACTTCGAGAACGTTAATATGAAGCTGCATGAACCTGAAGCTGCTATGGAGTTAGCTATAGACCAGGTGATGTCTACCATGGAGTTAATTGATGGTTCCTTAGTGAACCTCCAAGGGGCAGACACCGGAGTTACTGACTACAGAACTTTCATTGATTCTTTCAAGGAGAGCGAAGTTATAGCAGAGGCGTTACCCGAAGACTGGGATAACTACAAGATTAAAGTTTCTGTAGCTGACGAGGCTTATATCATAGTAGATAAGAATAATGAAATCCAGCATACTATAGGGTTCTCAGAAGCTATATCCCTTCTGAACTCAGAAAAGCAAGGTATCTATGATAACGTAGATTATGAAGCTATATTCACCCCAGAGTACGCCCGAGATCCTGCTCAGCGTAGACGGCAGAGTTTGGAGTTAGATGAAAATGATAAGTTCTATAAAGACGTTATTAAACCTAAGATATTCACGAGCGTCTCTGATGCACCTAAATGGTCTACTATGAACCCTCCTGATAGGATGCGTGAGCGAGTACAGTTCTATAAGGATTATAAGTCTGATACAGAAGCAGCCTTTAAGGTTGTTAATGACTTACGTAATAAAGAGAGATTCACTATACCTGGATTTAAACTACAGCAGTCTCCTATCGGGGGGTACCCGGATACAGATACGAGTTCTTCATTAAGAGCTTTTGATCCTCCTGGGGTATTACCTAGAGGGGAGGCTCAGGTTGATTGGGATTTTATAGAGGCTAGAGAAGGTAAAGGTAAAACTACAGGTTATGTACCAATAACTAAAGGTAAAACTATAGGTAAAAGTGGTGTTACTATAGGATCTGGGGTAGACTTAGGATCTAAGAATAGGAAATACTTTAAGGATGCTGGTTTAGATTCTACTATTATAGATAAACTGGAACCTTTCTTCGGTATGAAAGGTGCGGAGGCTAAGAAAGAAGCTAAGAAACTAAAGTTAACGAAGGCTGAGGCAACTAAAGTTACTACTGCCGTAAAGAAGATTGAACTAGATAATGTAACTAAAGCCTTCAATAAAGCATCTAAGACTAAGTTCAGTTCTTTACCTAAATCTTGGCAAACAGTAATTACTTCTGTGGTCTTTCAATACGGTACAGCACAGATAAAGAAACAGACTTTTTGGAAACAGATAACAAAAGGCGACTTCGATGCTGCCTATAAGAATTTACGTAATTGGGGAGAGTATCCAACTAGACGTAATCTTGAGGCTGATTTGATTAATAAGGAGAAATAATGCTTAAAGAACTATATAGCAACCAGGGAGATCTACAAGCTATGAGTTCAGTTGTTCAAGAGGCTGGTTTAGTATCTTCACCTGAGGATACTAATCAGTACTCTTTAGATGAACTATACGCTAAGGGTGCAGCTAAGAGGGATGCTATGAATGCTTATAACGAGGAACTAGAGAATTATAACCCTAGTATCCTTAAAGCAGTATATGGATCTTTTAGGCATAATACAGCCTTTGGTGCTCTGACTGAACAAGCTGTAGAGAGAATGAACGATGAACCAGATGAAGACTTCGATATAGTTACCGCTATAGATTCAATCAGGGGTAACGGTTATGCGAAAGATGAGTTAGAAGTACTGAGTACAGCCAGGAACCAGGAGCACTTTGCTGCTATTACTGAAAGAGTTAATGATTACAAAGATCATAAGATGAACCTCCAGGCCCTTGGTATGCCACTTGCTATGGCCTCTCAGTTCGCTGCTGAGGGTTTGAACCCTATTAATTATATCCCTTTTATAGGACAGGGTAGGGCTGCTGCTTTAACAGCTAAAATTGTACTAGCAGGTTCTGCTATACAAGCCTCCGCTAATTTAGTAGAGGAAAAACTAATAAATTCTGTCTATAAAGACAGGAGTACCTCAGATTACATAGCGAGTTTCGCTATGGGAGCCGCCTTATCTGGTACTATTAACGCTGCTCGTTACGGTTGGAATAAGAAAACTATAACTGATGCGAAGGTTAATGAAGTACAGACTAGGGCGTACGCTAACAGTATCTTGAAGGATAAAGCTGATGAAGGTATAGCGACGGCTAAGGATGGGCCTAAGGCTGATCGAGAGTACACTAATTCTAAAGACCTCAGAGATCCTGATGGAAAACTAGACCCTGTTATAGCAGAAGATATGACTGCTAAGGGTTACGATCCAGATAACGAGATGGACGTTTGGGTGCATAAATACGAGACACATGGGTTAATCCCTAGAGTACAGAAGGTTCTACAAGAGAATCTGAAGTTAGCTGGATTCTCGCAGACGTTAGCAGGGAGTCAGAATAGGTACGTTCGTGCTATGAACCGGGTGCTATTTGAACACGGTGAAGGTGGTACAGGAGTACATAAGGAGCACACGGCTGCACTCGAGGCGCACATGCAGCATAACTTCGTGTACGCCCCGTACGCTAAGAAGTACGAAGAGTCTAAAGCTCTGTTCACTCAGATGTCTAAGGACTCTGGATTAACTATGAAAGACTTCAATACAGTAGCCTTTAAGTACATAGACGGTGGAGAGAACTGGAAAGATCCTAGAGTAACACCTGAGGTAGAGAAGGTACTCCAGGACTTCGCTGAGACGTACAATAAGGCTGTATCTGAGGTAATGAAGATAGCGCATGAAGCTGGTGTAGCTGAGTTCAAGAACTGGAAGCAGATAGATAACTTCTTGTTCCGTCGGCATGACCCCTCGGCCCTGTACAAGATAGCACAAGAGATGGGAGATGATGGAGCAGGAATCAGAGCCTTGTACCGAGAAGCTATTAACAAGGGTGGTCTTAGGCATTACTCTGATATAGTAATCCAGAGGAACGCTGATAAGTACGATGCTCTATTTGAACCTTGGAAGAAAACTAAGGATGCCCTCCAGAAGAAGATCGATGAACACAAGAGCACTATGGGGAAAGCAGAGGACTTAACTAAGAATACCAAAGCTGAAGCTCGATTAGATAAGGCTATAAAGAAACTAGAAGATCATACTAAGAAGGAACCGAAGGCTATTGAATACGATCCTAAGATGCTAGATAAGGATATAATCAAGATGTCCGAGGCGTTATATAACAGGATGATCAATAGAGCTACGTCTACCTCTGCTGATGCTAATTTACTGAGTTCAGCTAATCAATCATTACTAATAGATGGGTTAGAGGATCTAGGTATGGAAGCAGCGAGTATGCGTCATATTAAATCTATCTTAGATACAGCAGGTAGAGACGTTAAAGCTGATCCATCCTTAGATAGAATCCAGATGGATATGACGGCTACTATAGATATAAACGGGCGTACCCTGAGTATGACTGATCTGTTAGATACAGATCTATCTCAAGGATTCAGTTCCGTAGGAAGATACTGGTTAGGTAGAGCAGCTATGGCCCGTAAGGGTGATCACTTAGCTTCTATGCCTGATATACAGAAGTCATTAGATCATAGTGCTAAGAAAGGGAAAGACGCTGGTGTACCTGAGGATATTAATACTAAAGAAAAGAAGATGATGCAGCAAGGTATCCGTCTTATTTTAGGTCAGACTGCTGAAGATTCTAATACAGTTTCTGCTAAGATAATGAGATTGATGCGTAAAGCTGTAGCCTCTAGTTCCTTAGGTAAACTCGGGATAGTACAAGCAGGAGAAACCGGGCGTATGATAGGGGCCGTTAATGCTGCCCAGAGAATACCCATGATCCGAGATCTTACCAAAGGGTTACTAACCGGGAATTACACAACGAAGTCCTTGAAGAACATAGAAGACTTCGTAGTAGGTGATATAGGATTCAGGAAGTACATGAATCATCCAGACTTCAGGGCTGATGATTACGGTTCTAAAGCTAATAAAGTTGAGTTAGCGTTCGATAAACTCGGGTATTACCTAAGTCAAGCCTCTGGGTGGCACATAATGCACACGATGCAGACTAAGAGTTTAATGAATACTCTTACGCAGAAGTGGTACAAAGAGGTCATGGATGGTACGATGAAACCTACGCAGATGCGAGATCTCGGTGTAGACGATATACTCCTAGCTGACCTCCAGAGGAACATGAAAGCGCACGCTAAACAGACAGAAGGGTTAACCGGGAAGAAGACTCAGTGGGAAATGAATATAGAGAACTGGGACCCTAAGACCCGTAGAGCCTTCGGTATGATGCTCACAAGGAAATCTAATAACGCTGTCCAGGGTATAATGACAGGTGAAACCCCTATGTGGTTGAATACAGAAATAGGGAAGTTCTTAGGTCAGTTCAGAACGTTCTCTGTAGCTGCTCTCTCTAAGCAAACAACTAGAGATTACAAGATGCTCCGAGAGGGTGATATGGAAGGAGCTATAAGTATGTTCTATAATACTTGTACTTCAGTTATGGCTAATACCGCTAAGATCGGTTTCATAGCCGCTACGTTACCATCAGATAAACGCCAGGAGTACTTAGAGAAAGCTCTGAATCCAGTATCATTAGTGAACCAAACTATGTCTTACGTTGGTCCTTTGTCTCCTTTGATGGAAGCCGGGAATCTAACAGGAGATACTCTGTTCGGTGATAAATGGGGAGAGTACGCTGGAGGTAAGATCTATCGTGGTAAAGGATTATTCGGTATGGTCCCTGGTATTAGTTATGGAGAGAATGCTTACAAGGGAATAACTGGTATGGCTGCTAGTGCTCTAACTGATAAGGAGTTCACCCCCTCAGAATACAGAGCTATCTATAGCACTATACCCTTTAGTAATAACTACGCTTTTGACTTCATTAATAATTCGGTAATAACACCTACGTTATTCCCAGATAAGTAAATAGGAGAAACTATGCCTTATAGCTACAAAGAGGTAACAGGTGACGGTACAACTGCTGTGTACACCATAGCATTTTCTGGTCCGTCACCTGGGTACATATCAGAGGATCACATATTCGTGACCTACGATACAGTACTCCAAGATCAAGCGAACAGAGAGTTCATAACAGAGGAACAGGTTAAGTTATTGAATGTACCCGTTTCAGGTACAACTATACGTATATACAGGAATTCTAGTATCAAGACTGCTCTAGTAGACTTCGAGGGAGGCTCAACGTTATCCGAGGCGAACCTCGATAAGAATACTACGCAGATGCTGATGTTAGCTCAGGAATCATACGACAAGGGTGGGACTAGTGCAGAAGACTTAGCTATAATAGCTGCTGCTGCTGCATTGTCAGCACAGAATGCAGCTATATCTGCTAATACAGCAGACCTTTATGCGAACGCTCCAGAGGACTCTGAGGTAGCACCTGGAAAGTACTCTGGTCTGCATTATCTAACGAAGTCTGAAGCTATCGCTGCGACTGTAGCATTGAATGCAGGAGATATGCTCGAGGCTGACTATGATGTTGACGGTGACGGTACAGTCGACTCTGCGGATACCGCAGCGGCCCTCACGGGTACACAAGCTACCGCTATAGAAACTAATACAACTCATAAAGATGCTAATGGCAGTAGTCATTCTCATGTAGTGCTTAATTCTGCTCATGTTGCTATAGTAACAGGGGAGAATCCGCATAATACTCTACCGAACGTAACAGATGATGCACAACTTAAAGTATCCCAGTTAGAACAAACAGTATCTGATGATGCAGCTACAGTACCTTCAGGGGCCGCTGTAACAGCGTACGTAGTATCAGCCTCTGGTGCTGATATGCTCAAATCAGTGTACGACACAGATGCCGATGGGACAGTAGATTCAGCAGATACCTCAGCGGCACTCACGGGTACACAGGCAGCAGAGATAGTTGTTAACTCAGCGCACGCAGCGTTAGTTGCAGGTAACCCACATGCAGTAACAGCTACAGAAATCGGACTCGGGAATGTTACTAACTTCGAGCAACTTCCTGTCTCTTATTTAGAGACAACTATAACTGATAGTGACGTAAAGGTTCCGTCGAGTAAAGCCGTGACTACCGCTATAACTGCTGCTGCTGGCACAGAGAATGCTTACATAGCGAACGTAAGAGACTACGGGGCTACTGGAGATTATAACTTCGCTACTAGTACAGGTACTGATGACACAGCAGCTATAGTTGCCGCCTTAGCTACCTTAGCTACTACAGGGGGTGTACTATACTTCCCAGGAGGTAATTACTTAACGGATACAATTACTATAACTTCTGCAGGGGTTCTTGAATACAGTCCAAAAATATCTGTTAAAGGGGATGGTAAAGGTGTAACTTCTATTGTTACTAATGTAGGACAGAGTAATGGTATAGTTCTATCTGGTCCTGGTGGGGAATCTGGGGCAGAATCTAAACAGTATTTAAGAGATTTCACTGTTACTAGGAGTGCTGGATATGATGCTTATACAGGAATTGGTATATATTGTAGTGATATGGCTTGGGTATCAATTGAGAATGTTACTTCTATGTGGTTCCAGTACGGCTTCTATGGTATAGATTATTTATCCTCTTGGTTCTACGGATGCGAGTTCAGAGATAACCAGTTTGGTATGAGGGTAGAATACGGTTTATCAGGAGCATTTACGCACACTAATGCTGTTAATCTTAATAGCTGCATTATTGGTAGGAATTTAGACTACGGGGCTATATTTAATGATGTTAATACCCTGAATATAACAGGTGGTAGTATAGAAGGCAATGGCATAACTCCTATAGGAGCTTCTGCCTTCGGTATCTTTATTGGTAACTCAGGTGTACAAGGTGCTGTAGGTGTGAATATGACAGGTACTCATATAGAGTCTAACTCTGGTACTGCTGATGTATGGATTAATAATACTAAGCAACAATCTGTGCATACTTTCACAGGTGTTACCTTCGCTAGAGTCTTCGGCCCTGCTGATACTTATGGTCGTGTTAGTGTAACGAATAATGTATTAGTAGAATCCGCTACTACAGATTTAACAGCGAACTTCGTAGGTTGTGGGTTCTATGGTTTAGATACGTACGAGGCTAGTGCTTCGTATATGACTATAGCTAAAGCTGGTACAAGTACTGTTATTAATAACTATGGTTCTGACTTCAGTGATGCTATAAATACACCTGTGTTCGACAACGTAGCAGCATCCGGGGATGGTATAGCAGAAAGAGATGTGAGTAACTTGTACGACTCTGCTGGGGTTAATAAGGTAGTTGAGGTTATATCCTCATCTTCTGCTAAAGTTAATGGAGCATTAACTGTTACAGATGCCTTAACAACTAATGCAGCATTAACAGCAGATGGTGTTCTTAATCCTGCTGGTGGAGTTTCACAAAGTACTAATGAATGGAACACTTTTAAAGGTTTAGTCTTAGCTAATGGTGGATTATCAACTACTACTATAACAGCATCAAGTACAGTAACAGCCCCTGCGTTAACAATTAATGGAAATATAACTGTATCTGGTACAGTTGATGGTGTAGATCTATCTTCCCTAGGATCATTAACATCTACCCAGAAAGCCGACTTAACAGACGGTGGTAGTAGTACTCTGCATTATCATGCAGCAGATAGAGCTAGAGCAGTGCACACAGGTACACAGCTAGCTAGTACTATATCTAACTTCTCGGCTGCGGTTGGGGCGAACTCTGCTGTAGCTACTAGTACTGCCTTATTGAATGGTGTAGGATTTCAAGCCTCAGGTACTACCTTATGGATATCTGCTGGTGGTATTTCTTATTATATCACGATGACACCAGCTTAAAGGAGATGTATGCAAGATGTACTAGATGTACTAGAAACCTTTGGTCACTGTTGTATAACCGGGTTCGCCTACGTTATATCTCATTGGGAACCTGCTTGCGCCTTCGTATTAATGGGAATGCAGGGGGTTTACCTCTTCTATAAAATTAAACAGAAACGAAAGGAATGCCTATAATGTCAACCGGAGCAGCCACCGAGGTAACACTCGGTGAACTCCATGCAGCGATTGCAAGGAGACTCAGAGAGCACGTAGAGGATATCGAGAGTGATCCGAGGTATCTCCAGATGGCTATTAAGTTCGTATCAGATAATAAGATAACTTGCGTAATAGCTGAGAGGAACGATATAGGAGAACTCGATAAGAGCCTAGCTCGTAGGAAACAACGGAAGTTCGGGACTACTTCTGGCGAGAACATAACAGATATAGCAACGCATATGGCTCAAGAAGCTATGAATGAATAAGGAGAATTATGAGTATAACATTAATACAGATTGAGCCTACGACTCCACTCGTGACTACCCCCGAGGATACCCTCCAGGATATAGATACGAATTTCGAGGGTATCAAGACGGCTGTAGATCTGAATACATTGAAGGATGCGAATGTATCAACAGAGTTAAGCCTCGGTACTATCGGGGGTTCCACGGTTGCTATCAGTAGTGACGGTGGGGCGAATGACGTAACTATCCCTGCGGCTACTTCGAGTACAGCCGGGGTAGCGACTGGGGCGCAGATAACAGCTATCACAGCGAATACCGCTAAGGTATCCTATAGTACTGCTGCGTCAGATGCTGCTGCTCTGAATACATCAAAACTTACCAATGCCACGCATACTGGAGAAGTAACAGGTTCAGGCGCTTTAACAATCACAGACAACATAATTGATGAGGCCAACCTGAAATTGGATGAGGCCCCAACGAATGACTTTGTATTGACTGCGGATTCTGCAAAAACAGGTGGAATGAAATGGGTAGCAGCTACGGGTGGTATGGCTGATATAGTAGAAGACACCACACCCCAACTTGGCGGTGATCTTGATCTTAATGGCTTCACGATATTAGATTTACCAGGTGTGAGTGATTTTGATGGCGGGGCTTCAACAACAGTGTACTCAAGCGCAGACATAATTCTTGAGAGTGGAGGATCAATCTAATGGCAGTAATATTAAGACAAAGACGTGACACAGCAGCTAACTGGACCACTAACAATCCGGTTATTCCAGATGGACAGCTATGCTTCGACGAGACAAACAACACATTCAGGATAGGAAATGGGGCATCTAACTACGCCGATCTATCAATCCAGTCTGGGGTAGCGGGAGGTGGCTTATCAAACACAGTAGATGACACCACCCCACAATTAGGCGGTGACCTGGATTTGAATGGACACGCAATAACAGGAATTACAACAGGAGCAGACGTATCATACACAGCCCTTGCAGTAGCAGATCTTTCGGACTCAGCAACTCCATCTGTTCTTACAACAGCAGAGACAACAGGAAAGCTTATTTCAAATTACAAAACCTCTGGTGCAGACCATGTTTTTACAATGCCAGCAGCACACACAAAGGGTAATGTGATATTCATAATCGGTGACGAATTTCAGATAGACATTGAGCCAGTTGCAGGGGACTTATTTTATCTCAATGGAACTGCAATGGCAGCAGATGAACATATTGTAAACATCGCCGATACGCTTGGACAACAAATAGTGGGCATGTGCGCAAATATCAACGGGACACTTAGGTGGATGTTTAAGTCTGATAGTGCTGATTTTGCGGAGGCTACGCCATAATGACTAATTTAGCGGTTTTAGGATTATTAGGGCTTAGTGGAGGGGTGAGTGGACCGTCTTTATGGACATTTGGACGTAACAACTATGGTCAATTAGGCCAAGGTGATATAGTTTATTTATCAAGTCCGGTTCAGGTTGGCTCTTTAACAGATTGGAGTTCTATAAGTTGTGGCGAATACCACACGACAGGAATTAAAACAGATGGGACTTTATGGACATTTGGATATAACGACTTTGGTGGATTAGGCCAAGGTGATCTAGTTAATTTATCAAGTCCAGTTCAAGTTGGATCATTAACAGATTGGAGTTCTATAAGTTGTGGCCTATATCACACAACAGGAATTAAAACAGATGGGTCTTTATGGACATTTGGACGTAACTACTATGGTGAATTAGGTCAAGGAGATGTAGTTAATTTATCAAGTCCAGTTCAAGTAGGATCATTAACAGATTGGAGTTCTATAAGTTGTGGCTCATATCACACAACAGGAATTAAAACAGATGGGACTTTATGGACATTTGGAAGTAACTACTATGGTGGATTAGGCCAAGGTGATACAGTTAATTTATCGAGTCCAGTTCAAGTAGGATCCTTAACAGATTGG